CAGGGTGATCCCGATGTCTTGCAGTACTGGGATCAAGCCAAGAAGGTCAGAGCTGGAGCGGCTTAATCGGTCAAGCCGGGTGCAGATCACCACGTCATGCTCATCGATCACGTCGGTCATGTCGCGACTAGCGGGTCGATCTAGCACCGCATGGGTGCCAGAGATGCCTTCATCCGCAAAGAACTCGGTCACCTCACGGTTGTACTTTTCACGCACAAACTCACTGATCTGCTGCTTCTGCGTCTCCAGTGAGATGCCAGACTTGACCTGCTCGTCTGTAGATACGCGGACGTAGCCGTAGATATTGTTGATTTGCTTCAGTGGGTTGCCGCTCATTTCACACCGCCTTTGTAGCCATAGTCAGTCATCTCTTCATGCAGCCGCTGCCAGTTTATGTCCAACGGCATGTTATCGGTACTACGGTCAGCAAACATCACCTGACCGTCTTTGACCAACTCGACGCCGTACACCGCCTTGGGCATCCCATCGTACACGATGTCGATGTTGTGCTTCAGGCAAGTGCGGCGCACTCGGTTGTAGAAAACTTTCTTTGCTTGGGCGCTCATGCTGCGCCCTCCTGCAAGTATTCTTCCCAAAGCTTTTTCGCTTCATCCGTCGCGCCTAGCTTACGAGCCTGCGCCGCAAGAAAGAAACCCAACTCTTCATTTTCAAAAGCGTTCTCAGTAAAACGAAGAACCGCTTGGTCAACCACTTTCGCGGCTTTGCGAAACAGGCCCGGCAGCAACATAGCCTCGCAAGGCTGTAGATCGTGCTGCTGCGCGAACTTGTTAAGCTCAAGGGTAAAGCGTTTAGCGGCTTGGGTCACAATTACGTTATCGGTCATCACATTTCTCCTGTAAGTGAAATTGCATCTTAATGGCATCCGTGTCGATGTGCAACACTTTATTTGAATAAATTCTTTTGTGTAGGTGTTTGCATATGGGCACGGCATGTGGTAAGCTGTTGGAAACCAACAACGGAGAACGTGATGAGTTCCGAAATCAAAAAACCGACTTTGGCGATTGCTAAAAGACTGTTCAAGCGTCGTAACCCCAATGTCAAATTTTCTGCCGCTTGGGAAATCAAGCCGATGTGGTCGCGTGGTCAATATTTTTCGCGCGTTAGGTTCGAGGCCGAAGGTTACAAGCCCAAGGTCATGCGCTTTTACAGCGACCAGAGCGGACTAGCAATTTTTTAAGGAGAACGTGATGAGTTCCGAAATCAAATCAAAGCGCGGCCCCAACGTGACACCCGACGAGCACAAGCTCGTCGTGAAGTTTGCCAAGCAGTGCTTAAAAGAAATCTGCAAGAAACAATACGAGGTTCAAGTCGGAATCACATATCCGAAGGTTCAACCTTTGACTTACGCAGACGCTCTCAAACGATTGCAGGTCGAAACCAAGTATCGCAACCAGCGCAGCTACGGTGGTGCCAAAGGCATCTCTATCGATGTGCGGCACTGCCGAAACAATCTTACTGCTTTTCATGAATACAGGTCGTATGCCGATGATCCTGTTATTGGCAGCATCACCAATTGCGCGGACTCTGAGCTACTGCTCAAATGCGTGGTCGCGCATGAAGTGGCGCACCACATTCAGAAACGGTACGGCCCTTTTACCCGTTACCTCAAAAAGACTTATCACAAGCCGCACGGCGATGCGTTCAAGACGATCTATCGTGAGCTGCGGCGCACGTTGGTCAACCCTTACATCGAACCAATGCAGGAGGTGGCGTGATGACCCTACTTAAAACCCAATACCTTCAGCTCACCAACGAAGAGATCGAGATGCTGTCTACGCTTATGCGTAGCAGCGCCGATGATCCTCGCGTCAACGGGCTAATCGGCACCTGCTTCTGGTTCAAGTGTTACAACAAAGACGAAGAAGCCGAGCTAAAAGCTCGGTGGACGAGTATTCAGCAAAAGCTCGCTAAGTTTGTGGAGGATGAAGATGGAAAAACTGATTGAAATGCTACGCAACCACGACTGGTATTTCGAGTACAGTGATGACCACAAAGTCTGGCAGCGCGGGGTAACCGAGCGAGCGGCGATCAATGCCGAGGCTGAGCGCCTTGGCAGGCCAGAGTTGGTTGAGGAAGCCTTTGAAGAGTTCAAGGCTGGGGATTTGGCGTGGTGGCTGGCGGAGTTGGAGGGTGAATGACCAAGGCGATCTTTTTGGAGGGGGTTTTACCGCCCCTCCATCGCCTAAGATGTTTTCTGTTGAGTCAATCCCGAAGTCAGTCGCCTCTGAGGTGTACCGAAAATCACATTACTTTGGCGACAAAGACTTCTTGCATGTCTACAGCTTTGGGGCTTTGTTCGACGGATACTGCTGGGGCGCTCTGACCTTTGGGGTGCCAAACGCTCGAAACATAAATGGTCTTTACGAAAGCCACGAACAGCACGGGGTCTTGGAGATCACCCGTCTCGCTTTTGAGCAGGGTGCCCCAAGAAATTCTCCAAGCAGACTGATATCGCAAGCCATAAAAATGGTCAAAAAACGCTACCCCTTGAGGTTGATTATTACTTACGCAGACACCGCTCAGAATCACGGGCGGCATCTATAAAGCAAGCAACTTCAAATACCACGGATTGACAGCACAAAAAACCGACTTTGTTCACCCAGACGGTAAAATTCGCAAAATGAAAGGCGTTAAGTATTCAGAGATGGAGGGCGAATGGGTGAAGCGAAGCCGCAAACACCTTTTTAGTTACGACATTGAAGGAAGCGCCAATGGATAAGTATTTTGCAACTCTAGACATGGCAAACTTTCGCATGATGCTGGAAGCCGATAGCGAAAAAGCCATGAAGCTTTACCGCCATGTGCTCGACAGGCACCATGACGTGGGGCCAGAAGCCGACTACATTATCCGCTTATGGAAACAAGAACGGGGAATCGATGCGAAAAATGACAGTAATAGCTGAGATCAGGGTAAAGACGCTAGTAGACCTTGATGTCCTCGAAGACTTGATCGAAGACGTGATCCTCGAAGCCCTTCACCAAGACCAAGAAGTCGAGGTGAAGGTGACTGCGGAGTTTGTGAAGGTGCCTATAGAGCCACGTCCATTGCGCTCTTAGCCGCTTCTCGCTCTGGCTCACCGAAGATGTCTTCGTAAAGATACTTGCCACCTTGATAAAGCAGACCCAGTGGTGACACGTTCTGCGGGTCTGTGATCTGCTCCACAGCGCCCGTAACCACAGGCTCTAGTCTTTCCACAACCGGCGCTGCTAGTTGAGCAATACCTTCCTGTGCCTTCTGGCTCATCTCACGACCTATATCGCTGGTTGGGTCGTAGTTCAACGCGCCACTCACGCCTTCACGCAAAGCTCTGATCCGATCAGCAGCTTCTTCGCCCGTGAGGTCGCCTGCAATCCTGCGTGGCAAGCCTTGCGTGAACTCAGCCAACCCTGCCAAACCGCCGACAATCGGTGCTCCTATCGCTGTGGCAGCGTCTAACGCAACCTCAAACGGCGCACCCTCTGCCTGCAATGTCGCAGCCCTAGCTTCTTGCATAGCGCCCATAGCGCCTAGTCCTGCGACAAACGGGGCGCTTGCCAGTATCTTGGAGGAGCCTTTCTTTTTAGGATCAAACTTGGCGTTGACTGAACGAATATCGGAAGGCTCGAAAACAGCCAGCGTGGTGAACGGCTCATCTGCGCCAGAGCTTTCTTTCAAGAACATCGAGTCGTAGCCCTTGCTCTTCAAGAAATCTACAACCTGTTTGTTTTCATACAAAAGATAATTTCCGTCCTTCAAGGCATCTCTGTATGTAGGAAACCCGCTGCCGAATGGCGCGTCTAGGTACTCTTTACCGTACAACTCCTCTAAGACATCAACATTTTTGCTCGGCACAAACGGCTTTTTAGTCCTAGTGACTACGGGGTAGATGGCGCTGTCGGCCTCTCGCTCTTCACGGGCAAGCTGCCTTCTTTTAGGGTCAAATACTTCTCGGTAATACTGGCTGGCTTGATCGTCTGGAAGCGATTCCATTATCTCATCTGCTTCTTTCCTGAGCTGCTTTATCTCTGCCTTCACACCTTCAATCGCACCAGTGCCGCCTTGCCTTTCTTTAAATCTGCCTTTGCCTAGCCAATTATTTGCAAATTCTTTGCTTGGAGTCAGAAAGACAAGCCCATCATCATAACCGGGTACGAACTCATCGATGTCTTGCTTGCTGGCGTGATACATGACGTTATCGAGGTCAAAGCCCTGCTCTTTGGCTTGCTTGAGGCTTTGTTCACGACTTTTGTCTATAGCTGTTTTGAGGCTCCCCACGCCTCCCGCTTGAGCCTCTTGCGCCGACAAAGCCGTGGCAGCGAGAATCGTCGCCCCGCCAATAGGAGCCAGTATTGGTGGTGCGCTTGCAAGTATGTTGGGCGAGTCAGCTTTTGCGGGGTCAAACTTAGCGTTTATTGAGCGAATCAGGTTTTCGTTACCGGGGAATACGATGGTGTGCATTTTGCCTGCACCCATGCCTGCAAACCTTTGACCAACCGTGTTATCAACAACGCCCTTGTAGCCAAGGTCTTTCAATACGTCTTGCACAATCTGGCCGTTATTTAGCATCTCGCCAGTGTCAAAATCCTCGTTGTAAGAACCGCGAATGAGATCATTCATCTCGCTCAAATCGATTTGACCGCTTTCCATAGCTGAGTCAATTACCCGACCGACCACTTCATCACCCGCCCCTGCACTTCTAAGACTGTCTGCAAGTTCTGCAATCGGGCTTTCATAGTCAGTGTTTTCGAGTTCTTGAGCGTACTCAAGTACAGCTTCGTCGTAATCGTCCTCGTAAAGAAAATCGTCTCGATCTATCTCTTCTTTGGCCCATATAATGTACTTCTCTGTATCTACAGGAATAACCGTTCTGTTCTTACCGCCGATAACCGCAAAGTCTTTATTGTTCACAAAGACGGGATATATCACACCTTCGTTCTGGCCTTTTAAAATTGTCTTGGCTGCAAGGTCAGCAGCTTCCTCAAGCACCCCTCGGTCACGATTTTCCTCAAACTCATCGACTAGTTTTTCGATCTTAGCAAACACTTCTGGGTCGTTTATCTTGTCCCAAAAATCTGCATTCCAGCCCCAACTGCCCTCCAAGCTTTCTTGTATGCTTTCAGAAAGCGTGTTAATTCGGTTGGTTAAGTCTGGCCCTTCTCCTGCGTAGTTACGGGAAGCGTCACTCGGTGAGATGGTCAAGTAGGTGCCTTGACCAAAGTCGTTGTCTCCAGCAGAGCTTGGCACAAACTCTTCGATATCAAACGTAGAGCCGTGATATAGGACTTGATCGGTCTTGAAGCCCATCTCATCGGCTTTACGCATACTGTCGGCAAACTCTTTGAGAGCACCAGCCTGAACCTCTTGCGGCGTAACCAAGCCAGCCGACAGCAGCGTAAACGTCAAAGCGCCACCCGTAAGACCCGCTATAGAGTTCACATCTACGCCGCGAGCTTCCATGCGACGTAATATGTCCTCAGTGATCGTGCCGCCATACGGCTTCATCTGGAGCGCACGAATCTCTTGCGCCGTGGGATTGGCCGGGTCTTTGACCTTCTTCTGAGCATCACCAAACTTAGCCTTGGGTAGCAAATCAAACACCGTTGCCGCGCTTGCGTTTTCTAGGACACCAACGCCACCACCGGGCACTGCAAACGGGTACGAGGGGTGAGCCGAGTCAAAAATATCGATGTCGGCAAAGATGCGGCCTACGTTCTGAATGCCTGCGTCTCTGGCCGTGAGCTGCTTGGGATCAGCATTGATCAATCGCGCAGCACCGATAGACAAACCGCCCTTGTTGCGGAACTGAACGTCCATCATGTTCATCAGCTCTTTGCGAACTGCATCTGGGGTGTTGCGCCAAACCTGAACCGCGCTTGGGTCATCTATGCCTTTCCAACCCTCAATCTTTCTGCCAGCACCAACTCGATTGCCTTTAACCATACTGCCTTTGGTGCGGTAGTCTCGAATAGCTTTATCTAAAGCTTTCTTCGTAGACTTGGTCATGTTGGCTGCGGCATAGCCGAGCATCAGCTCACCAGTGGTCGTAGAAAAATCACCGCCTGTTGGAGCCATACGCCAAGGTATGTAAAGAGGGTCTTTGCCAGATTCTGACTTTAGCTCTCGCGCAAGTTCCAAAATTTCACGGGACGGCTTTTCCGCTGATGCCCAAACCGCACTGGGGTTGTTGAACATGAAGTCCTGACCACCCGGCAAATAAACAGGATCGACTAACTGCACCCGGTTGATGCTTTTCACATCACCACCTGCACGGGTTCTATCGGTCATCGAGGTGACAAAGTCCTCGCCTTCGAGTTCTGAAAGCGCCAATCGTGGCATCGGCTGAGTCTGGTTACTGCCAATGATCTCAGCCTCTAGGTTGCGGAGCATATCTTGCTCTTTTACCCGTGGGTCAAACCGTGGGTCGAAATCGCCTTTGACGATTAGGTCGAGGATGCCGCCTTTGCTAAACTTGCGTATCTCTCCACCTTCCGCCTTCAGCAACTCAGGCGAATCAAGGTCTTCAAACTCAG